TTAATTTGTACTCAAACTTGACATAGGACCAGTATCCCATGTAGAGCCACCTGCGCCCCCTGAACCATAAGAGGTACCGTTGTTAAATGATAAGCTGTCTTTGATGTAATATCCACCTTGTCCCCCTGCGGCTGTAAGGGAATCAAAAGAAGAAACTCCACCATTACCTGCGTATTTACTTGAAGTAAAGTCCTCGTTATTAGTACTAACACATGGAGCCCCCCCCGCGCCTACTACAACTGTATATGTCCTGTGTGGTATCACATCAATGGTAGATGTCTTATTAGCCCCGTTCCCACCGGATGCCCCATGATACTTAGTAAACCATTTAGAAGCAAACCCCCCACCGCCGCCACCAGCAACAGTAACTCTGGCTTTCGTAACATCAGCAGGGCAAGTCCATGTGTATGTCCCTGCGTTAGTATAGGAATCTTTGTGATAAGAGATTTTAGCGGTTGCCAGTATTGAAAATTGGCTCCCAGACGATTTTTGAATTTTCCCTATGGTGGCCCGACTATCATCTACCTCTCCTAAAGGAATGTATGCCTGCGTACCATCGACTTTAATATATGCATAATCCTCTCCTGCTTCTTCACTAGTAGTATACAAAGTAACGGTTTGTTCCACCGAATCTTTTTTAATATAGAGTTTTTTATCTAATTCTGCCATATTAAGACACCCACATTTCCGCACCGTTAGGAAATTTCAAGTGGCCTGTATCAACATCAATGCCTACATATTTAAAGGGGGTATCATCTACGGGGTGATCCGCACTACCGCCACGAGAAAGAATAGTACCTTTGTCCTGTACTATCCATAGCTGTGTACTTTCCTGATTACTGTCTGCCGGGATATTAATAAGCTGTCCATACTGTGTAGGCTGATGATTAATTTTAAACTCAGTATAATAAATAGCACAAAATCCTAACGAGTTCCATCCTGCATTAGAAACATCAGAAGGAACATAGTTCACTGAATAGGAATGAAGGCACTCCCAAAGTGTCTTAGGAGTGACACTATCCCCCCATGTGCCATCTGCTTTTAATACTTTATCCTGTTGCCCTGCTAATGGTTTTGGAACTTTACCACCATTACCATCAGTGTCCGCTGTAGCCCCTTTAAAATCCTGAAAGACACCAGCTGACTCTGCGGCCTGTTTCGCACTGTTGGCGGCGTTCGTTTCAGAAGCCTTAGCGTTCGTTTCGCTGTTTCTGGCGTTGGTTTCGCTGTTTCTGGCGTTGGTTTCGCTGAGTTTGCAGTCGTTTCGGATATGCCACAGGCTATTACAGCGGCTTCCGATTTCCTGGAGGATCATGATAATCCAGTCTAGGCTTTTTTCGATGAGTGAAAATGGCAGTTTTCCTGGAAGATCTGCGTTCTGTTGCTGCGGTGTTTCCCGGATGAGTTTGATGGAGTATGGCGCGGCCAGGGGTTCCCCGGCTAAGGGGTACTGGTATATGTTGCTGACTTTGTCGTACTTGAAATTATTCGTAATTCGTTTTTCATACCCCACATCATTGATGATGTACCCGACTATGTCATCGCTACTACGATACGGATAAGGATATGGAAACGACGTTTGCACGCCGTCTCCTTTGTAGGTAATGCTTACTTCCGTTGTCTGAATCATTTTTTATTCTCCTTTTTCTTTTCATTAGCTTTCCGTTTGGCTTCTTGTTGCCGCTCCTTCGCCGTTTTATAACGCCGGTCGAAGATGACTGCGTTGGCCAAGGCGGCCAGGCTGCGGTCTGTATCGATCATGCTGAAGCGCATGATCGCCCAGAAGCCGTCGGTCAAGGTGTCCGGCAATCCAACAAAGCGGTTCAAGGCACGGCTTGCGGCGCGGGCTACGTCGGTGGCGTCCTGATTTTTGGACGCTGCTGCTTTCGAGGCTTTTATAAGTTCGTCTACAGCAGATACGGCCAGGACGTTGCTACTGTCGTAGTTCGGCAATCCGAACATATGATTCCCGATAATTTCGGCCGCATCGCGGACGACGGGGATACCTTGTACAGTGTTGGTCATGAATTTGACGCCCATTTTTTTGAGCAGTTTGTCCAGGTCATCCCCAGATACGGCCGAGCGATACAGCTGTTCAAATACGCTGTTCAGGACAATCCAGTACAGCATTGCGTTGAACATGGCCAGGCGATTGCCCGACTTCCACTTATAGCCCGCGTCGATGAGGGCATTCATGACGGTATTACAGTATGAGTAGAAGGGTGTAATCTGCGCGACAAGTCCATTTTTTCGTTGCAGTTCGGCCTGGTCTTTTACCATGCCGGAGCCGAGCACGTCGCGAACGGCCTGGTCTGCTTCAAAGAGTGCCTGGTCGCGCATCAATTTTTCGTCCGTCTTCCCAGCGTCTATTTGCTGCCGGAGGGATTCGTCATACTGATATTTCCATAAGGCCAAGCTGCACATTAGGTCGGTTTCGGTGATGAAGAAGTAGCCGTAGCGGTTGAGTGCGTCGCGAGCTATACGCGCCTTCTGCCCTGCCCGGCTGGTGTTTTTCGGCATAGTCAGGCGCATTTTCTGCTGCATGTCTTTATCTATGGTGTTGATACGGTCCGCCATGAAAGGCGAATGTTCCATGACAAAGCGGCGATTTCGATTGTAGGTCGGCGTCCCTTTATAAAATCCAATGCCAAAGTTCACCATGGCTTTTACTGTATTCCATGGTCCAATGCGATTCATCATCGGCAGGATATTCAATCCGTTCAAGACGGCTGTACTGGTTCGATAGGCCATAACAGCAAATGTCGTGTTGCGACGCATGTTTTCCAGCATACGGGATATTTTATCTGTCTTCTGGACGTCGGTCTTCCAGCAGTCTTTCGCCCACTGTTTAAGGGACGCGTAGGTCTTCATGCCATAGTTCTCCTGGACAGCCGCTTCCACGTCCGGATGTGATATTAATTTGTACACATCAGTTACAGCTTCGCGCATACAGATATGGTGAATGGCTTCGTTGACCGCCGATGGCCATACATCCAAACTCTTATAAAGAATCTGGTTTTTGACTTGCTTCACTCGTTTCTTTGTGCTGCCCATACCAATGCCCATGGTCGATGAGCCGGACAGTTGTGTTTTGACAATGTCATCCAGTTCCATTTCATTGGTCCGCGTCGTGAGCTGAGGGTCGTAGACAATCGGATAGTACCCGCCGCTCACTTTGCGGCCATTGATGGTATACGGTTTCGCCCGGACGCGTCCCATGCCAGACCCATACAATCGTTCCTGGACTTTATTCCGTTCCGGCCAGTATTGTTCCAGCTGGCCCCATACCGCTTCCAGGAAATCCAAGTCCTTATTGCTTAAAGCCCGCGAGAAAATATCCTCAATCGTGGCTTCATTGGCCTTTTGCGCTTCGTTCTTGACGTGTCGGTTCGCTTCATCAAGGACGCGCTGCCGGCCTTCCTGGTTGCCCCAGTTCAAAGCCATGACGAGAAGCTGTTCTTTCGTGAACCGTTCGACGCTACCGACAGCATACAGTTTCTGGCTGCGCATCTTCCGCCACTCCGTATTCGAGTACATATGATAGATCCGCGCAAATTCCCGACATGCTTCTTGCTGCATAGTGAGTTCCCGCCGGCTGGCCCGGTCTATGGTCTTATAGATGAATTGCATCCAATCATCACCCATGTTCCGAAGCAGCGTTTCAATTTTTGTCAGCGATAACAAGGCGTCGCTGAGCAGTTCTTTTCCCCGACCTTTACGGTTCTGGTCGTTCCGGTCTTGTTCGGCATCCCAGTTTTCCCGGTGTGGCAAGAATTTCGCCAGACGGGCAGCGGCATCGGAAATGGCGATGACGCTGCCGTCTGTATCAGTAAGGGTATTGGCTTCGTAATCGCGGCGGGACACTTTATTGACAGCCCGGATAGCTTCGTTAATGTCCCGGAATTGAACCATCGTTAGGTCTTTATCGTATTGGATACGGTCCTTTCCATCAACGATAGCCCGAATCCAGGGCGCTACCAAGTCGTCCTGCTTCGGTGCTGTGTTCTGACCCGTCGCATAATCTGGCGACAGGTCCCGATAAATATAGTCCCAGTTCAGCGAGACCGGATTCCCTTTATCATCCAGCGGCGGCCGGCCGTCGCGGTCCGTCATGCCGAGGTTATAGGCCAGATGTTGGATGAAGTACCTTGCATGAGGTCCCATGCGCACCGGATGGTCGGCACGGCCTAATTGTTTAAGTATCCCTTTGATACCGTAGATTTCCTGCCCGTTCATGTCGAGGGACCCGCTTTCCCCTGCCATGGCCCGGCGGATATAGTCAGCATTATCTTTGGCGGCCCTGGCCATAGCATAGAATTTTTGTGCATTGGCTTTTTCCATGACTGCCTGTTCAAAGGATCCAGCACTCATGTACTGGTCCGCCCGATGACTGGCCGCTTTGGCTTTGATTTCATAGTGCCGCCACGTCGTCGCCTCCGATACTTTCATAGCATCCATTTCTTCACGAGCCAGTCGTAACATGGCCATGTCACTTCCCTGGACCATGTCACGGGCCCGATTGAGGCCGTGGATGACATCGTTCAACGAGTTCTTCAGTTCCTTGATAACCTTGGCATTTTCCTTCTTGTTCGCCTGGTCCTTTTCTTTTGTGTCGGCCAGCTGCTTCTTCAGCTCTTTGATTTGCTGGTTCTTTGACAGGATACTGTCCTTCAGTGCGCCTTTTTGTGCGGCATTACGGTCGATTTCGACGCCCAGGATTTTCCGGAGCTGTGCCGCAATCTGCGCGTCGGTACCGGATACATTGCTGACTTCGCGAAGGGCTTTGACACATTCCGCAATATATCCGTTCATTTTCCGGCGCATAGCGGCCGCTTCCAGCTGATTCAAGGCCATCTGTCCGTTTGTCGACGCTAACATCTCATCAGCTTCAGCGCGTATCATGTCCGGCGTCATGGCCATGTCTTCTTCATATGTTTTGCGGATGGATTCTACATACTGGTCCGTTCGTTCTTCCAGGGACCCGCCGGCGGCTTTTAGTGCGTGTTTAAATTCCGCATCATCGGCATAGCCTAATTTGGCCAAGATGCCGGCGCGGGCTTCGGGCATGTTGTTGTAGATATTCTCATACTGATAAATCGGATTTTCAGTACACAGCTGTTTTTGATAAGCAAGGCGTTCTTCTTCCAGCCCCTGCTGACGGTCGGCGGCATCCCGCTGGCGGGCTTCTTCTTCATACTGGGCGAGGAGTTTCTCTTTCGCCTGCTCCTTGATTTTTTCGGCCCATTGATGAATCATTGTGCCTTCGCTGCCGGATAAATCACCGGAAAAGCCTTTCCGGTTCCAGGCATCGAGTTCGCGGATTCGCGCCCAGGTTTCTATTTCATCGTCCGACGCTACCATTCGTTCCATGGTCCGGCGGACATCGTCTGTCGGTTCTTTGCCCAGGTTTCTCAGATCCCGGTAAATGCCGATAAGCCATTTCTTGAAACGCCGAAACGGTCCCTGTAATTCTTTGACCGGAGCTTTCCCTTCGGCGATATAGCGTTCAAAGGCACGGGCAAATCGTTCCTGCATCCAGCGTTCTTCAGCGGCTTTAATAGCCACAGTATCGCCACTTTCGCGGGCCTTACGGATAGCGGCTTCATAGCCTGCAAATTCTTTTTCCAGGATTGTTCCTTTGTAATCGTCCAGTCTGCCATCAGCATAAGACGCCCAGTCTCGAATTGTATGCCAGTCCTCGACAAGCTGTTTCGGCGCTCCTTCTTCCTGCACCATGCGTTCCATCTCAGTCAAATACATATGGGCTGATTCATGGATAAAAGAGGACTGGTCAGCTGCATCAAAGAGATGGATAGCTCCAGTGCTAGAGTCGAAGGCGCCACGAATTTTTCCCTGCCGATAGGCCTGGTTATATTTGTCGATGATCTGAATGGCTTTATCATCAAAGACGACGTAGCAGCGGCCATCATAGGCATCATCATAAGTAATCCCATGGATTCCTTGTTCGTTTAAATACTTCGACGTTTTTTCTATGTCTTTCCCGTCTGATAATGCATCAGTCAAATAATTGTAGATTTCTTTACCTGTCCCAATGCCTTTTTCCAATGTGGCTTCCGGGTTTTCCATAGCCGCTTCTATCAACTGATTCCGCTTCTTGTCGCCAGCCCCTTTAGCTTCTTTGGCCTGTTGCTGTACACCTGGAAGTTCTTCTTCCCACCTCTTACTTTCTGATTCCATATAGGAAGTATCGTTTATCTGTTCGTCGGTGTATCCTTGTTTTTTTAGGCTGTTTAAGGCAATCCGCTTCCTAAACGCCGGAAGGCCTTCCCATCCCAGGCTGGCGTCGTGGCAATGCTTTATGTTTAATTCCACTTTCCGCAAAGCTGTTTCTGCTTGGATTTCATCTTTAGTACTACCCATAGCTTGGCGCAACCATTTTGTCCAGAAGGCTTGTTTCTGTTCCATAGACAAAGATTGTACTGCCTGGAGAATCTTAGTTTGAACGCCTTTCATCTGGTCTTTGTAGCGCTTGTCTTCATCCAGCAACTCTTTGTTGGCCGGAACGTCGATTTCATATAAGACCGACGGAAGCCCGCGGTCTTTCATTTCTTTTTTGTATTTCTGAGCAGTCCGCTTGCTTTTCGCGGCGTAAATGCCCCAGCCGTGCATACTCGCTCCGGTGCCACTGCCGATTTTCCCTAAATCAAAATTATCAAAATCTACACCACTTCCATGCCATGCCCGTTGTTCAAACTTATCCGGGCCTATGTACATGACACCTCCGGTTTTGTTGTCTCCAAAATAGATACCATAATTGGGGGTACCATCGGAATTGACATAAGGCCTCCCCTGCCAATCATTGACATGCTGTAATAACACTCGTATACTAATATTAGAAGAATCAATATTTAGTAATGGCTGGTTAGACCCTTGCTCTCTCGAGGAAGAATTTCCAGAGGTACTGCTAAATATTGATTCTTTTTTGTTTGAAATATCATATGCTTTTAGGGATGTATATTCACCGCCTTCTACGAGAAATCTATTTCTTAAGTCCTTTACTGTTACCTTTACTAAATAAATTTCATTATTCATTTTTACCAAAGAAAAAATCAACGATATTTTCTTTGATTTGCTGTGCCTATCGATATGATCTTCTACCCATATTCCATTCTTTATAATTTCTGGAATAGCCTCAATCATTTCGTAATGAGCAGTATTACTCCTGTTTTCCTCGCTTCCTTCGGTACTAGTCTTATTAGCTTTAAAATGATTGATTGAATCTTTATTAACGATAACTTTGTTTCCTGTCGCTTCATTGACATAGGGAATATATTCACCTTTGTCGTTTTTCTTAGAAACAATGTCATCTTCAACAGTGCCCGGCAGTTTACGGCGTAAATCCCTCCAGTCCATACCTGCATATTTTTCTTTAATCGTAATGACCGGCGCCGGGGCATCTAAGTTAATGGATGGGTTAGTTATCGGTTGTCCAAATTGGACATCGCTTCCGGTTCCGCCAATGTGGATGGGATGAGCGGCGGCAAAGTCTTTAGCCGTGTAGGCTGTGTCTCCGTAGTCCCGGCGGATTTGTGCCCACCGTTCGGCCATGCGGGCGTAGAGGTAGGCGTTTTCTTTGGCTGCCTGGGATACGGCCTGGTTCCCCTGCCGGAAGGTTTTTACAGCGTCCTGATAAACGGACGCACCTTCTTTGCTGAAGGTCTTGCGAAGGGCGTAGTCACTATGGCTGAGTTCTTCGAATTTTCCGCCCATATCGCGCAATGTTTCATAGCGCTGTTTAGCAGGTTCCACGTTGGCATCCCATTGTGGCAGGAGTTCCGGCGATGAGGCAGCTAATTCAGCCCGTTCATTTTTATAAGCGACATCGAGCATCTGATCTTTCGTCGCTTTACCGCCGTACTCTTTATACATATCGCTATACCAGGGTTCATTGTTACTCATGCGATAGCCACGTCCGGTCTGGACGTTATCATGGCCGTCTGTATCGGCCACGATAATAGATACGCCCTGGGGCTTGTAGGTCCAGTAATACTTAAAATTGACTGCGTCTTCATATTGCTTACGAGCGTCTTTTAGCGCTTCTTTGTAAGACGCCTGTAAGTCATAAGGATTGCGATAGACGACGTCACGGGCAGCATCCTGTTCGATGGCAGCGGCGTCTTGAAAATGTTCCTGCATAATTTCTTCGGAGATGGCATCGCTCTTATCGTTGGCAATGTCGCGAAGTTCCTGTGCCAGGGCATCCATACGCTGCTTCCGTTCGCGAAGCGCTGCCAAATGCGTACCGCCTTGGTTCATGGTAGAGGCATCCATGAGGGTATTCGTATCAAACGATTCATCGGCCCGCTGCGCAAAGACGCCGGTCTTGATTTCTAGATCCGTGCCATTTTGTACCGCTGTATCTACCTGTTCCGGCGTCACTATATCTCGTTTTACGAGGTCGTTCAGTACGTTGACGCCTTCCGGTGTCCGGGCCAGCTCCTGGGCATCGGTATAGATAGTGCCCATATCATGCTGTTCGGCCTGGCTTTGGATGACGGTTTGATACGTGGACGGAGAGTCTGTAGCCAGCTTATTGTCCGATTTATTAGCCACAAGGTCTGTAATCATTTGTTTTTCTACGTTGCGCTGATATTCTTCACGCCAGGCGTCGACTTTGAGGCTGGCAATATTACGCATGGCGTTATAGTGCCCGACCGTATGCATCCCGGTTCCCATAGCGCCCATGCCGAGGGCGGCCGGGACAGCCTCTACCATCGCGTCGACGGCGTTGTTGAGCACATCGCCGACAGTGTTCCATCTGCCCTTATGATGGATTCCATATTCTATGTTGGTTGCGACGTCACTGATGACGGACTGCACGCTTTCTTCCGTCAATTCAGACAGCGTCCCACGGGCGTACTGCTTCGCCCCTGCAATAGCGGCGATCTTAGCCAGGGCTAATTTACCCTGGTTTACTACGTCCCGTTGAGCAGCCGCATTGGTCAGCAGGGATTTTGCGGCATCTTTGCCGAAGGCCGCTTTAATCGGACCATAGCCAAATTCCAACAATCCCAATTCAACGGCTCCGTTCAGCGCGCCGACGACGGCACTATCAGTCAGCATGTTCGCCCGGCTGTATAAAGGCTTCCCATTCGACTGCTGCTGTGCCATCTGCCAATAGCGGTCAGCCATGGACTGTTTACTGATTTCATTGTATAAGCCGGTCCGCAACCCCCAGGCAGCCCCGGTCGCACCGGCGGCGGCTAAGATGGCCGCCGAGCCAGCCCCGAGTGTTTCCGGGCCAGCCGCGGCGGCGGCAGGAGCGGCCTTAGCCATAGCCAGGGCCATGAACTGCGGGACATACTTGAGAGCGCGCAAGCCCTGAGTTCCGTAAATGGTCAGCTGCTGCACGGTATCATAGACGATTTTCCCCAGTGCCGATGTGGGCCGGTCTTCTTCCTGGTAGGCTTTGAGGCGCTGTGTGATTTCATCGACTTCCGGTTTGACGGTATCCAGATCTTCCCCATTGACAGCTTTCATCTGTGCATCATAGAGTTTCACCATATCAGAGCCGGCGTTAAAAGCGTCAGCAAAGAGTTCCCCCGCACTGTTGAAGGCATCGCCGATGCGTTCGAAGATGCTGCGAGTGTCACTCAAGTCCCGGTGATTCCGTAAGGCCAGAGCCGCACCAACGGGGTTTTCCTGCCGGAATTTTGCCAATTCCGGATAGTATTTATCCAGCGTTTCTGGAGAATACCAGTTATTGCCAGGAAGAAAGTCATTGATAGTCAATAGGGTATCGCGTTTCTTTGTTTCTTCTAGCAGTTCGGGATGATCTACCATATACTGCGGCGACACGCCGAGCATAGGGGCATAGGTATCGGCATCCTTGAGTACCTGCGCATCTTCGTTGAAAAGATTGCGCCAAATGTCGCGAGCCGAATCGACAACCCATTCAGCGGCCTTCTGCCATTCCGGCTTTTCTGGTGGGTTCAAGTTCCCCGTGATGGATGGCGTTGTCAGTAAATCCGGTATTTTACGCATGACAGGCCGGCCGGATGCGATGATTTCCCCAATTTTTTCATCATTGGCGGCCGCTTCCTGGGCTTCGGCTTCATGCCGTTCAGCCTTTTCTTCTGCCGATGGCGTAATCATGGTCTGCGTCTGTTCTTTGACAGGTGTTATTTTAAGGGCATCGCTCATATCGCCCGATGTATCAAAGGTATAGTCTGCCATATTTCCTCCTAATAAATGTAAGACCCGCCACCTTCGGACTGATCTTCATCTTCCCCATTCACATAAGCTATATTATTTTCCACGTGTTCCGTGACGCTTTCCTCGACGGCATCAGCCGCTTCACTGACAGCTTCACCTACTTCACTGGCCGTTTCTGTCAAGGTATCAACATAGCTATTGTCATCATCGCTGCTATCACTACTGTCTCCGTCATCACTGGCTCCTTCAGCCGATTCGACTACATCGGCCAAGGTCCGTTCGCCGTCGAGGATTTGTTGTACGTCCCAGCGGTCAATGGTATACGAGTTATGATTCCAGTCTGTAACGATTGCATAGCCATCGTCGCCTACCGTAATGCGAAGGATACCTGCTGCCCGCATTTGTGCCTGTGAATAGCCTCCATTCGTTGGATCTTTCGTTATGGCGTTAATCCCGAACTGAATCAAATCATTAAATGATGGTTCATTTCCATTATGTTCTGCCCGATATTTGACGGCTGACTCGCGAATCAGCTGCTGAATAACAGGCCAATTTCCTTTAAATTCCGCCGGATTGATACCGCTGGCATCAGCAATCTGCTGAGGCGTGATATTGTACATCGGCTTATATTCACCAGTTCCATTCTGATAATCACTGGCCGCTTTCTGCAAGGTATTGAGGTTTGATGCTGATAAGTGAATCCCATGATTATTGCAATAGTTGACTATATCGTTGAAGGACTCTATGCCGTTGCTTCCGAACAGTGATTTTAGGACAGTCATATTGGCCCCGCTGCTACGAGATCCGCCACGGCCACTTCTTCCAGATCCGCCAGAACCGCCAGTACGGAAGCTGACATAGGCACTGATACAGCTTTTCAGCGTCGTATATACATCGGGATTGTTGTAGCCGTATCGCTCTGCAATGGCTAAGTAGGCTTGCGGGTCCAGATTCCCTGATTGATAGAGCTGCTGCATTTCCATTCTTCCCTGTTCGACGATAGCGTCATTGGCTTCTTTTTCCTGCCGTTTCTGTTCAGCAATGATAGAAGTCGCCATTTGCTCCGCTTTTTGGAGTTCTGCTTCGTCATAGATGACTTCCGTATGAGCCGTCACGCCGCCGGATTTTTCCAGGCCGCCGTGATAGCCGCCTAAATGGAGGTGATAGCCACTGCCGGCATCGTGAAAGAGGACCTGGTCAAAGGCGCCGCTGTCTTCAAAAGTTTTACGTACTTCTTCGGCTTTTTCAGCGCTGGTTCCGTCAGGTAGTACAATGTCGACGGCATTGCCTCCGTTCGGTCCAATGATATGCTGACTGGTCGGTGAGCCATTGACTTCGGCGTTATGTTCCCGTGTGCGGGCCGCCGAAGAGATTGCCGCGCCGTCGGCAACGCCCATCTGGTTGAGTATCCCGCCGATGAACGGCAGGGCTTGCTGAAATTCCGGCGTCAGTTCTTTAACTTGCTCGTCAATGTCCGCCCCCTGGGTCGGCAGGTTATATGGCTGTATCTTACTGCCGCCGTTACCGGATAGGTCCATACCTTTCAGGGATTCATAGTTGTTCTTTGCTGTTTCTCTGTACTGTTCGGCAGCTGGACCAGTGCCGTTATACGCCCGAACGCCTTCCCAGGGGTCGCCGCCGTTTTCTTCGGTCTTCTGTTTGAGGATATACGCGCCGGCACGGATATTCTGTTTCGGGTCCGTATTCCAGCCAGGGAATTTATTGTCCAAGTCATAAGCCCGCGCTGTTTCATCGGTAATTTGGGCGTACCCGCCGCCGTCTGCCATGTGCATCCCCTCGATGGTATTGCCACCTGTTTCAATCATCCCCGTTGCTAAATAAATTTGAGGATCCACTCCTTGTTCATGGGCGGCATCGATATACCAATCGACGACCTGGTTGCCTGTGCTGGCACTGCCACTGTATACGGTCTTCGTCGCCCCGGCCCGGATGTATTCGGAACGTTTTTTGGGGTCATTCGGATACAGGCGGGCCGCTTCTTTGGCCCGGGCTAGCAGGCCATTATCATGTTTCCGCTGCAAGAGCATATGCCGCAGGGACGTTAATTTGCTGTCATCGACCCAGGGACTTGTATTTTCCAACAGCCCCATTGCTTTATCGAAATCCGATGCATTACCGCTGGCCGTCAAATTGGTAAGCACCGAGTTGACCATTGTCGTGGCTTTATCTTTTATCATGGCATCTATCTTATCTTTCCCGTAGATATTGCCATAGAGGGCATAGGCTGTCGCCGTAATGCGGTTCAGTCCTTTGAAAAGGCCGTCGCTGTTGCCGCTTTCGACGAGGTGGTCCGTCTCGTTCGTGACAAAGGTATTGAACGTGTTGTCCCGATGTTCCAAGTCTTTCGCGTACTGGTATTTCATGACCTGGCCCGCCCGCTGAACGTTTACGTCATCGGCCATGCGCAGGAAGGCATCGTGGGCTTTCTGGTAGTTCGGCAGTCCGGCCATGGCCGATTCCCGGATAGCCCGTTCGCCGGCCTGGTACTGATTGACCACATCCAGGGCATTTATGTCCTGCTTATTTAGCAGTCCCGTATCAGGATTGTTAAGCAGGTCGTTCATGCCGGCTTCGTATTTATTCTTCGCATCCAAGACGCTCAGATTAATTTGGTCGTCGACATAGGCCTGCATCTGCTGCTGAACGGCGCTCATGCCAGTTTGCCAGGCTTTAGCGCCGGACACATTGGCCCCATAGGCATTGGAGTCGCTTGGAGCCTGGACATTGCCATGGATGGTATTCGGATCCACGGACGGATTATAGCTCTTGATCTGCATGATTTCCTCCTAGTAGTATTTTTCGAGATTGACCGGACGGATACGCGGTTTGGAATCGTATTTGGCAATCGCCTTATCCAGGTTGACTGGTGTAATTCCCGTATACGTGTAGGCCGGTGTGAAAATGCCGGCTTCCTGTTTGAACCGGTTCGTATAGGTATAGTGGCCGCTGCCGTTATAATAGGTGCCCGGGTTAATATCATAAGCGCCATTGTACGTGCCGCTGGTCTTGTCGGCGGCTCCGTAGGTCCGATGGATACCGTACATGGACGCGGCCGTCCCTAGAATCGTGCCCCATAAGGCACTCTTTTTTTGAGCTTGTAAGTTCGCCGCGCTGGTCCGGTAGGCATTGGCCTGGTTCTGATAATTGACCTCGTTCACATGTTCGGACCAAACGTCATTGCGCTGGTTCTGCAATAAGGTACTGCTGTCATCCCGCCAGGCATCATAGCTGGAAGACAAGGCATCCAAAGGGGACCCGCTGAGTTGCAGTCCGCTGGCGCCGGCCTGAGCGGCTGTCTGACCAGCTGTTAATTTCATGCGGTCATTCAGTTTAGACTGCTGTGCTGCATATTGTTCGGCAATCTGTTCTTGTTTTACCTGGCTGATACGGGCATTTTGTTCGGCAGCCTTAGCCTGTGCATTATACAGCGCAGATTGTGCGTTATACTGCTGTTTTTGCTGGTTGTACTGATTGATTCCCTGTATGGCCGTAAGGGCCATCATCCACGGTGCGCCGCACATGCTTTTCATCTCCTTTCACAAAAAACAACTGCCACGACATATCTTTATAGAGAAAGGGCTTTGAGAATTCCGCACCGAATGATTTCAGCCAGCGCCGGGACTTCTCGTTGCTCTGGGTTATCATATTCCACATTTTCGGGAACCGCCGCTTCCACTTCGGCAGAATCTGCCGGCCCAGGGCGACGAATTCTTTCTTGTAATGCTGATAGAGATCCTGTCGTGCGACACACCACACGACATGGCCATAGCCGCAAATTACACTGCAGCTGACGCCGAACAGCAATAGCGGCTGGCCGTCCACGTAGGCGATGTAATTTTCGTAGTCTACATCGACGGCGAAGGTTTCTAAGTGGGTATCTGTTGCTTTTAATTCCATATCGTCCCGATTCCGCAGGCGTTTTGCCAGCCAGCGGACGTCGGGCAGTAATTCTTTCGTTATCGGTTTAACCGTTATATGCGCTAACCAATCCCCCATCAATACTGACCTCCTTGATTATGGCGTTGAGTTTAAAGGGGTACGGTTCATCACTCATGATGCACAAGTGGTTGCGCGTGTTGGCCCCAATATCGTATAAAGGGACGCTCTGAGTCAGGTCCCCGGAAAATAAGGTATATTCGTCTGTGTATTTGAGTTCGTCCATTTTGTCGAAAGTCAGGCCGATTTTACCGCCGTATGTATCTTCGACACGCAGGGTGACCGCGTTTATTTTATGGACGCGTCCCTGCAGGGTTCCTTCCCGGAGGCTGACTTCCATGCCGGGCTGTTCAATCTTGGTCGTGTACGGCAGGCCCGCGATGATACGGCTATATGATTCATCGAGATGCACCATGCCGTCAGCTGGGACGACTTCGTCTTTCTGACGGATACCGTCACCTACGACGGTTACGGTTTTCCCGACGAGATGTGGCAAAGCAATCGTCGTGCCGCTGCCCGTGACATACGAGTCGGCGTATTGGTCGGTATCGTCGCGCATGACGGCAAACTGTTCCAAATACCGCTTCGGCTGCCCGTTCACGGTCCGTTCGACGATCGCGTAGAGTTCGTCGTTCTCATTGCGTGGGATGGCGACAATCCATTTATATTTTCCGTCCGTGACGAAATGAGACCAGGCAAAGACTTTCTGCTCCCGTATCATCGTAAAGGCCAGAAGGACGCCGTCATCGCGGACGAAAAAGAGCGTAGAATCCGGTTCCTGGCAATAAGCTGACGAGAGCAGTTTATGGTTCTTGACTAAATGCGTAGCCAGAATATCCAGCTCGTCGCCGTTATAGTTATCCGACTCGTACTGATACCCCAGGTCGCGGACGGTCGAACCGGACCGCTGGACATGGACGATACGGTTGCCGATATGCTGTGGCAGACACGTCGATGAGCCGCGCATGGTCTGTGATTTGGGATACGCCTTCATCGGCGTCAGGACACTGTCGCCACTGATAACCCATTCATTCCCGGATGTGAGGACGACGAGGTCCTGCGATGGGACGAGGTGGCGAATCTGATAGGAGTTGCGGACGATGAGGTCCATTTTGATAGCGCTGTCATCGGTGACCGTACCGTCCACTTTTTCGACGGAAAAGTTCGGATAATCTCCGGTCTTACTCATCCATAATGAATAGGGATTCTTGTAGTTGGCGGCAAAGACTAAGCGGTCCTGAAAAAAACAGGACTGCTGGGGGAACCCGTAATAGCTGTTCCACGACGACAATGCATAGTCGGCCGTTTCGTCGGTACTGCCGAATACATCTTTGACGGTAGCGGTGACGGTCGTCCCAGAGTTGACAGCGGTAATCTTTGCCGTCCCCGTATGGGTATAGGGCAAGCGTGTCAGATCTACGGTCAGTTTCGATTCACTGGCCACATCATCATTCCAGACTTTGACGATGAGCCGTAAATAGCAGCCTTCCGTTTCACTTCCCGATTCCGTGTAGTTCTGGTCGTCATTGGACGTGTACTTGCGATATTCCCGCCAAATGGAGCTTTTCTTTTCCCGCTTCTGAAGAAGGATTTCATAATGGTGTGTCCCGTGAGTGACGATTTTCCATTTTTCCCCGACATAGAGTTCGCCTGACGTCCAGGTCGTCGTTTCTTCTCCCCAGGATCCGGACAAGGTCTGGCTGCCGACTTTCTGGTTGAGCTGAATATAGCCGCCTTCCATGCCACTATGAAAAATAGCGGCTTGCGAGCTGATCGTTACGGTCCCAGAGGTGCCGGATGGCGTGACTTTATTATCGACGACGGCATCGAGCATGGCGTCATAATAGGGTTCAGTGATTTTCATGTCGATAAGGTCCCAGCCGTCCTGTTTATGCCGCAGCAGTTTTACCGGATACTGGCCGGAACAAATATACATGACATCGCCGGACTGGCTGAATTGTAACCCTTTAGGATTACTATAAGGCGTACTGATTTCTATGCCCGTATAGGCGCAATCTTTCCAAATCCGGATGTATTGGACGCCGACTTCCAGGAGATACGCTTCAGTTTCAGAATTGTAAAAACTAACGAGGATAGCGTCTTGAGTGCTGCTTTTGAGTTCGCCAATATACTTGGACCCCTGTCGACGGTAACAGCCGCCATAGGGGCGTATAACGGTATTCTCCGCATTAAGCAAGGCCGATTTGTACTGGTCTAAATCGACACGGCTGCCGACGGCCGGGGATATTTCACCGGTCGTAAAGGCCGGCTGAATGACATAGATGCTAGCCACGGTATCCCCTCCTTGCGGCGATATAGCTGCTCTCAAATACGGTGTGCGGTTCCATTTCCCGGGCATCCTGGACTTGCGCCTGGGCGATGACAGCCCGGTACAGCTGATATTCGTTCTGTCCCTGCTGAGGGTTGCCGGTCAGCCGCATAGCCAGTTTCGACGCCAGCAGATGAGCGAAACCTTGCAGGAAAATCGTATCCATCAGTTCCGGGTCTTCCACATCCCACGTATAGTCGGCATAGCACTGCTCGCCATTGGTGACGATGACTTTCGTACTGCTGTCGATATTGACGACGTCGAAGCGCTCATAGACGCGGTCGGCGCCGCTGGCATCGGATACGACGTTACGGATCATCAGGCATTTATCGGGATAGCCATAGGCAAAATCCCAGCCCGGCACATCGACATCGACTACGGCCAGGCGCTCAATCCGGTGTGCAAACCCCCAGGGAAAAGACCGTAGCACTTCACGACGCGTCGGGTCGTAGAACAGTTTACAAGCTCTCGCATTTTCCACGCCTTCTTCCATGTTTTCAATGACGCCCTTGCCGATATTCGACAGGGCCATGTTACAAATATCTGTATCGGTCATGGCTGCTCCTTTCTATAGAGTGAGGGGCCTAAGCCCCTCCCATCTACAATCTGTATTTCCGTACGAGGTCGACGAGGTCTTGTTTCGTCGCATCGTCGGGATACGGTATCCCGGCATGTTCCAGGCGAAGTCGCAGCTCATTGGCATGTAAGTCTTCGAGTCTCCGCTTCGGGCCGGCGTTTTTGAAATGGATAGCTGGTATCATGCCAGGTCTGCATCCATGACCAGGGCGGCCGTCAAGGTGCCACCTGTCAGAGCCGACGCGCCAGTGTATTTGATACGCATGAAGCCCAAGTCCCCATAGGGAACTTTTGTTTTTAAACCGTCGTCTTTTTTCAGGGTATACGTTCCCAGCGTAACGGATTTTGTAAAGGCTTCGTCCACAGCCGTCTGTAATTCGACAGTCAAATCAGCCGTAGCGCCGGGAGCCGTAACGTAGAGGATAAGCGGATTGCCCGCATCTCCTTTGCCGGTCTGGACGACGTCCGACGTACCTGTCGTCGTCCCGTTCAGTGCTTTCTTCCAGTAAAAGGTGTTTTCGCCATCGTAAACCATAGGGGCCTCCTATTCTGTAATAACCGGTTCGGTATCGCTCAGGGCGTCACATTTGGACACTTCCAGGCCCTGTACGTAGAGTTTCGGGATTCCGTTCAAGGCTTCGCTCTGGGTGACGTAGATGTTGTTTTTGTCGTTCAAATACAATTCGAGAATCGTATAGACCTTGTCCGATACGTAGAGAATCGGGCGTTTCGGATTGACGATACGGTTCTTTGCGACGATGATATTTTCGACGAGTTTCTTCCGGTCGGCTGCCGTAATCCCTGTCGGGGTTGTTGCAACATCGACGTTGCGGATAGCTGCGACTTTACGAAGATTCTGGACGGCCAGGCCAGCGTCCCAGGAAAACCAGGTAACGAGGGCATTGTATTTGCCCCCTTCGCCGTCTTCTACGATATGCTCGCCTTTGTCTTCCATCTTGAGTCCGGCCTGGGAGCCTTTCGGATAAATGCCGGTGACGGCATTTTCGCCCCAATCGACAATGTACATCGACGTTTGCTTATTTTCCGTCGTGCCGCCGGCGTTAATGGTCTGGAAGCCATAGGTTCCTTTATCGCCCGTGAAGGTGTTGAAGCGAATACCCAGGCCATTGAATTCATCGGGGTTCTTTTCTGTGTCGCCGTAGAACATATATTTCGCCAGGTCCTGGGTGAAGCCTTCGACGAAGGCGCCGTCTTCCGAACGGCGGGTTGCTTCTTTGTCCGGTGCCAAGTTGACGATACGGACGTCTACCTGGCTCATGCCTTCCATGAGGCAGCAGGTATCGACAATCTGACGGGTCGTCGATTTCCCCGGCGTAATGCCGCGGTTGATACGGCGGAGCTGGGGATGAGGATACGACGTGCGCAGTGTCGTCTGATTGCCTGTCGGCAGGTTACCTTCCATCCAGGGGATGTGCTGCATAATCGGGTTGCTCTGGGCCATGATTTCCATGATCCAGGCAATCTTGCCATCGGGATCCATGCGCTTGCGCAGGTCCGAAAAAGTCAATGCGGTGTTACCGTAAGCCATAGTTTAGCCTCCTAATATTTTGAAAAATCTGTCTGATCATATAACGAGCGGCCGCTTCCTCCGCCGCTGCCCTGGCCATTGTGTCCCGGGTCTTCGCCCACAAGGGAAGCCATCGCGGCCATGGCGCGGATCATGGCAATGTGGTTGCCAGCGCCGGTGAGGTTCAGCATTTTCGTAAAACCCGGTACTTTTTGTTCCAGGTAGTTACGCGTTGTACAAGCGGCGGCTACGGTTTCGTCGAATTTTCCGCCCAGTTCCTGGCGGGCTGTTTCGCCCCATCCCTGGATTTCCTGGACGTAGCTGTCCTGTACCTGCTGTGCAGCGGCTTGTGCTGCATCCCGTGCATAGGTCATGCCAAACCGTGCGGCCGCTGTGGCCTGGTCCTGAGTGGCCTCCAGGCCGTGAAGAATGTCGCTCAGCTGGTTCGACAATCCATCATCCATTTCGGCGTTTTCGCCAAAGATTTCATGAAGTGCGCCGGAGTAGTCATACGTTTCTGGTGCGGCCGACGGGTTCGTATCCTGCGGTTCCGTCGGCGGATTCGTGTCCTGCGGAGCCGGTGTCCCTTCGTCACCACCCAAGGCAGTGGGTACAACAGGAGCGGAAGGGGCGGATTCCGCGAATAACTGTAAGTCAAACATGTTTCTTTCCTCCTTCAATGCGAGCGATTTCCAAGGCGTATTCGTTTTCGGCCTGCTGTTTCTTCGTAATGTGGTCGACATCTCGTGTCAGCATGGCCAGGTATTCCAGCCCGACGGAACGCCTGCCTTCGTTATACGCCGTAATCAAAGCGCTGCGGTGAAAAGTCGGTACGTTGACACGCGCCCGGTCTAACAGACGCATGAGGAACCACCGGCCTTTTCGGTCCGCCAGTACATAATTCAAAGCCTCCTGGTCGAGGCGCTGGTATTCATCCATCATGTTTCCATCCCCATCCATTCTCGTAATGCCAGATTGCCGTCATTGGCCGCATCAGTCAGATTCTTTGCCGCCTGGGCCAGCGGGGCCGCCTGCTGTGCCTGCTGCGCGGCCAGGGCCTGCTGCTGCGCTTCCTGTTCAGCTTTCTGCTGTGCCTCCAGGATTTGCTGATATTCGTCTTCCGAGCGGACCATCGTAGCCGGTACGCCAATCCGGTCGAGGTACTTAGCCACGGCATCGGAGAAGTCGACACGGTTCACAACGCGCGGGTCGAGCTGTGCCGTCTGTCCGACAAAGGCCAGGCCCTGTTCAATCGCCGTCAGGCCGGACATTTTCTGGGCCTGTGCCAGCGGAGACAGGTACTCGATTTTGATTTCCTGCCCGTCGAGCAACTCCTGTACTTCGTCCGGCAAGAGTGGAAATACCTGGTTCCGGTCGAGGATGTTGTAGACACGTTCCAGTACTTTATTCAAAAATTCTGATTGCAGTCGTTCGACGACTGGTCCCAGCTGCTGAAGTTTTTCCTGGTTCCGGGCCATGACTTCCTGTGCTGTCATCTGTCCCCGGTCGAGCTGGTCGAGCATGAGGAACAGATCTGTCGAATAGGCCCGTTTGATACGGTCTTCGACGCGGACAATTTTCTGATCCAGCGTGCCAATATCCAGCTGTCCCTGGAATAAGGGACGAACGGCATTGTTCGGGTCCAGGTTCGCCGTATAGCCGCCAGGGAACAAATTGATACGGTGGGCAATATCTGCCGGCCCCTGCATGGGCGGTTTGATACCGAGTTCGGTAGCCATGGCCGCGTCGTATTCCATTTTTTGGAGCATCCGCGAGTCTGGCAGGGCATACCATGCCGGGCCGATACCGTATTCTTCCAGTCCCTTTACGTCATAGCGGGCTACGGGGATAGCCCATTCTTCAAAGCCTGTCGCCGCTAATACTTCCTGGTCATTGGAGCCTTCCACCCAGTAGACAGAGCGGAACGGCATGTGCTGGTTTCCCAGTTCGTCTCCGTCGGCTTTATCGTTTTCTTCGACGAGCCAGCATACGGTAAAGTATGTGCTGTAGCCATTATTACTGCGGTAGACATCCTGCACGCTCTGCGGGCAGTTCTCCAGGCCGAATTTTCCGACAATCTGGGCCGCTGTCATGCGGACCTTGCGGGCAAAAGTATTGACGATACCCTGGGCATTGGTGCCGAGAGCATAGGTGCCAATGGTATACGGCACAAAGGTTATGCCGCGTCCGGCGGCAAATATACCCATAGGCGCCTGCCCCATAGGCAATTCCATGTATACCGTATGGACGGCATTGTAGAAATTGCTCCGTGCCAGGACATACTCTGTAATGTCACAGCGCTGATCTAACACGCGCTTGACCATGACGTTATCATTGAGCGTCATGTCGGCCAGGGTATAGCGGAACCACTTCCGCGACGGCGGCGTCAGGCCCGACTGGATCCCCGCCGCAAAAATACTGCGGCAGTCGCCTGGCGTCGTGTTGTAGATATTGTCGTCGTGCAGGTTCGGCTTGCCTGGCTGATCATCGTCGAACTGGCCATCGTATGGAAGTTCATTGTCCCGTATGTCCTTCCATATATCCAGCCAGCGCTGGCGGTTCCGAAAGAGTGCGGCATAGCGCTGTACGAGTTTTGATTTCTGCTGGACCGTGTTGGTCTTCTTGAATTTATGGCTGCCCGTCGGCGAGCGGGCCAATTCTGTTTCAATAACCGGTCTCATAGCATCACCCTAACGTATTCTTGCCATTGGTGCTCCCTAAAATGGAGTCCAGGCCGGACCGGAAGTCCCGCAACTGCGTCGCCGAAAATCCGCGTTTCTTCTTCGCATTCCTTGTGGCATCGTCCGTCGTATTACTCGTATCATCGCCGACGTTGACGGTCGTTGCTACGGGATCTGCCTGCGGGACCGTCGGGGCGCTGCTGCCCCCGCCAAATCCTAAAATACCGCCAATGGCTTTCCCTACTTTTCCACACATAGTGTTACCTCCTCTTGAACAAATCGTATGTCGTATTAGCCGTCCCTATATCCGCATCCCTGCGGAGTACAGGAAAGGCAAAGGTCAGCGCCAGGGCATCTGCTTCGTTCGGAGATGGAAGCCCGCGCCGCTTCATGTCTTCTTTTTTCTCCAGCTGTATTTCGCCTTTGGCATTGACAAAGGCTTCCGGCCCGATGAGGTCGTCATGGATGACGTCCCCGTCTTCGAGTACCCCGCCATCCCGCAGCCAGTCCCGGAGGGCGCCCCACATTTCGGCCCGCTTATTGGCATAGCCCTGTTTCCCGGACGCACTGCCAAAGGCCACAAGCCGCCACTGGCGCCCCATGGTCAGGCCGAAAGAGTACACGCCCGTTCCGTAGCCCTGGTCGATGAAGACGGCCTGGGCTTGGTACTGGTCTTCAAATGCGGCAATCTTTCCGGCGATGACACCGTCGTTGTCGTTTTTCGCATACGACGCAAGCTTGCGGCTGTACAGTCCCTGACGCAAATAGATGACGGTCGCATCACCGCCGCTCCAAGCCATGTCGACGCCGAGTATAACCGGCGCAAAATTGTACTGAGCAGGCCGCAAGGCGCGTTTCTGTGCATCTTCTACAAGTTGTGCCGAGATGAACTGATTTTCCGATGTAGCCGGAAATTCGCCGCGTACACGGACCCGGAAGAAGTCCGAGTCTTCGCCGTATTGATTCTCCCATTGTTTTATTTGGGCTTTATTCGATATAGGTACAGACCGGCTGTCTATCTTCTTTGTGTTCCAGTATTTCCGGTATTTCGTAAAGCAATCATGGAAACGCCCGGTGTTACGCGTCGGGTTGCCGAAGGCACACCAGATAATCTGAGTATCCGTATCGGTCAGCGCCCCTTCAGCGACTTCCCAGATAGCATCGTCAATGGCTGAGGCTTCGTCGAATACCAACAGGATTCGGCTCCCCTGGTTATGCAACCCGGCGAAAGCTTCCGGATTGTCTTTGCTCCAAGGGATAGCATCAATACGCCATGTCCGGTCGTGCCCTTCCTGGATGGAAAAGAGCGACGTTGCCGTCAGATGGAACAGCTCCTTTCCGATGAAACGCCGATACCACTTCGCGAGTTCCGGCCAGGTCTTCGTCCGCAGCTGTGCTTCTGTATTTGCCGTGACGACGCCGCGCGTATTGGGATACGTCGATATAGCCCATAATATGATCCAGGCGACCAGCGCCGATTTGCCGATACCATGACCAGAAGCTACCGCTTGATGAATGACTTCATTCGGCGTAGACAGCCCTTTCCCTATCATCCTTAGCTGTTCCAGTTGCCATTCCTGTGGCGCCTGACCTTGCAGATCCGGGTCATGGTCCCAGTCAAAAGCAAACCAGACAAAGGTTTCCGGATCGTTACTTACTTGCCCCAGGCAGTCTATGACTTGATAAGCTTCATCTATGGTCATTCCTTTTTCTTCCTTTCCATAGCGGCTTTGAGCCGTTCCTCTGTATTTACAGCCGCATCGATACTCAGGTTCCCTGTTACTTCCGTCTGCTGCTTCTGCTTCCAGTCACTCCCGGCCCGGTTCGTCAAGTAGAAGATACCGGCCCGCGTGTCCGGCGGATAGTAGCAGAGGCTGTTTTTCTCCGTTGTCGTCGTAACCTTCTTGCCGTCTTTTTCGACGGTGACAGTTTCGGACTCGTGGATTTTCTTTTCGATTCCCAAGGCCCTCGTCAGAAGCGCATTTTCTACGCGGGCGATGCACCATTCTTTCGGCTCTTTGAGGGCCTCCGAAAACTCTACATGTTCAGACTGCCACTTATAGAACGTAGACAAGCTGATACCAATGTAGTCGGCGATTTCGTCATTTGTCCAGCCCTTGCGGCACATTGACTGGACAATCATCATGTTTTTCTCCGTGTTGAATTTAGCCCAGGTCACAGCGCGGCGCTTCTTAGTTTTTATTTTGCGCGCGCTATTTGGGCGCGTATTATTTTTATTTAAAAATATCTTTTCCCGGCGAATCGGGGTTCCCCGGATTTTATTGGCTGTCATTTAAAAACCCTCTTTCTGGACCGATAGGGAACCGGCTCATGGTTCAAATCTGACACATGACGTTTCGCCCGATGATATTTCAGTTCAAAACACACACAGCGCTCATGGACGATTTCCAGTCGCAGGTTCGTACAGATTTCCATTTGATTGAACTTACAGCGGATGTTATCGCAGTGAATCATGGCCGCCCCCCCTTTCTGGGTACAAAAAAGGCGCTCCGCGGTTAGGCGAGCGCCCGTATTTTGTTGTTTTCTGACACTATCATTTTACCACATGTTCGACTCCTATTTACTCCTGTCTTTTAAAATCTCGATAAATTTCCGCATCCATGCGGCCCGTATCAGACTGTTCAACTGCTCCAGTGCCAGGCGGTGACTATTATATGTCCGAGACGGCGATAAGTGAATCCGCATGGCGACTTGTTCCCATGTCAGGAAGTCGACGTAGTAGTATTTCAAGATAGCCCGCGACCTGGCATCTGGAAGCAGGAATATAAAGTCTTTTCCCATTTCCCGGATTCGATAGAGTGCCGCTTCTTCGCGGGCAATCTTTTTCACAAATTGTTCGATGTGAACAGGGATATGCGATAAGTCGTTAGGACCGCCAGCGCTGACACAGGGCCGCGACGGGTTCGAGACTTTCAGGCATAGCCCGTTTTCCTCCAGGTATCGCTCATACTTCAGCTCTTCCAGCTCGTAATGCTGTTCCCGAATCAACAATAAGAATTGCTTTGCATCTACGATATTAGCTCTGACAATGTCCACCTTACCACCTCAACAGTAAATACGTAATTCCGAGCCAAAAGATAATTGCCCAGGCAATCATTGCCGTCCATACAATCCGTTTCAGGTCCACGCTATCGGTCCTCCTTCGGTATCCGTGCTATCGGTGCCCAGTACTGTACCCGCTTCTGGTCGATAAGCTGCTGTACATCGTCGACAATCCAATATTCCCCATCAAAAAATCCGCATACCGGGAATCTGTATTCGGTGTCAGCGTACATCGCGCATAACACGCGACGTCCTATTTCAGGCATTTCTTCCCTCGTTGCTACCCATTTCATTGATTTTCTCCCTCCCCTGTATTTTTCTTCGTTTTTTCGTGGAGACCCCGCAGGTGATCCAGTTCCTGATACAGCGTCCGTGCTTCATATTGCGATTCGGCGATATAATTTTCCATTGTGATATTCCCGTTAACGTATTTATCATAAAGTTTCCAAAGGCTGCACGTTCTCTGCCAAACGCTGTCTGCTACTGTCTGGAAATTTTTCAGGTCAATCTGCGCCTGCAAGTCTTCCATCTGGGCCGTCCAGGCATCCTTTTTTTCTTCCAGTTCTTCTACAGATTCCGCTTCCACCGTCGTAGGTCGTTCCGGTTCTTGAGCATCTTCCGCCACTGGCTGTGTATCTTCTGCCGGCTCTTCGGCCGGCTTATCGTCGATGAAGTCCATGATAGTTGTCTGCCGTGGATCATCGGCCGGCTTATTACTAATGCCGTTCATGTCTTTATAGTGGCGGACATCGGCCAGGCTAATTTCTTCTATGTCGAATTTGGTTATTCCATCGAGCAGACCCTTTTGGTCTTCTGGCCGTAACTGGCAGATTTCATAGGCCACGGATACACCGAGTTTCCCGTCTTTCATTTTCTGCTGTAAATCGACGATGAGGTTATTGTAAATGGCGCAGAGGCGGCCAATGGTTCCGCTGCTTTTATGCAACAAGGTCTGCATGGCCTGCCGCTTCGTTTCGGAGATGACCCCTTCCTGCCGCTGGCGGGTGATGATTTCATCGGCCCGCTGCGCTTGCAGGACTTCTTCCCATGGCGTCAGGATACGGGCCGCACTATTGGCACGAATCAATAATCGTTCCGCCTTCGCATGGTCCGGCTCGATTTCACAAGGCAGGTCCGCTTCCACGTCGGCCCCGTCGGCCAATAGTTCTTTGACGGCCTGACAGCGCCGGTGCCCGCTGATAATGATGTACGTTCCATCGCCCTTCGGTTCGACGATGAGGTTTTGGCGGACGCCGCCGTCTTCCAAAATACTGGCTTTCAGTTCGTCCAGACTGCCGATGTGGTAAAAGTTCGCCGGGTTAGGGATGAGCTTGCCTACATTGATAGCCCGCACGGCCCGTGCCGTCTTTTGCGGTACGAAGCCCAGGCTTTCTGCTAAATTCATGTGCTACCTCCTGTCCAATTTGGACAACCTGTCCACGATTTCATTCATGACGCGCCGATACTGCCAGGCCGGCTTAATGCACATCGGCTTTAAATGATGGTCCGGCCCGGTCAGTTCTGCCAGCGGCTTATGCTCGATAGTCGATTCGGCCAAGCTGGTCTGCAATCAAGATCTGCGCTTCTCGTTCGGTCATTGCTCTGCATCAGCCACCTTCATGAAACGCCATTTCCAGGTCGATTCCGGATATTTTTCATGGTCCACTTCGCTCATGAACATGCGTAGTGGCCGCGCCCAGATGAGTTTGGGTTCTTGGGTATCCCGGTACACCACGACCAGCCCGTCTCTTTCTGTATCAGCTGCCAGGCAGATGATTTCATAAACGTGGCCCTTGAAATGCTTCCATTTTTCCCCCGGTCTCGGGTAATCGTGCATGAAGAAAAAAAGTTCCATGTTATTCCTCTCCTTCATCTTGTAATTTTTTCAGCAGCTCCGTAGCTCTTTCAATACGTTTTATGATGACGCCTGCATTAGCCTTTGCCTGGTTGTATGTCCTGAAGCTGTTTCCCAAAGCAATGCATAAAGCATCCGCGGCCTCATTGCGATTAACAGTACTGTAGATTGTATCCTTGTTACCAACGCAATAATAATGTTCATTGTATCCAGGGATGAACGGCGCATGCATCGCCTGGACCAGCCCAAATAAATCGGGCCAGCCCTTGCGGTTCGGCATATAGTATTCGACGTTCATCCGGGCCGCGCAAGCAATCGTACGGAAGCCGCGTGGCTTCTGTTTCAGGAGCTACCAGATGGCGGCTTCCTCATACTGCCGGTACTGCTTCGACTGGATGAGGCCGCGGCGCGTCTTCTGCATGCTGTTCTTCTTCGTGACGGGGCGCCCGTCAATCGTGAATCGGTAAATCATCTGTTCGATTTTTCATGCTCCTTTTCTTTGACTTCTTCGTTTGTGATTAAAAAATCTAAATACTGTCGGGCTTTCATGAGGTCCTTTAGTGGTGTCCCTTTGGCCGGGTAGCGGTACAGGTACTTGACTATATTGCCGATGTACATCGCATCAGCTCCCGTCGCCCCGCTGGTCATGATTTCAATGGCCTTCGTGCATTCCGTACCGCGCCAGGTGTAGTGGTTCGGGTGCTGTACATCATTCATCTGCATCACTCCTTTCTATAGCATTTCGTTGAATATACTTTCAAAAATTGGTACGGGAATTGAGTTCCCCGCCTGCTTATATAGCGCTCTCCGTGAATTTACAGTTGCTGCCGCTTCAAAGTCGATATCGCTGTAACCTTGAAGCCGCCAGCATTCACGCTCAGTCAAATACCTATAATTTCCGTTTCCTATTGGCAGGCATCCGCATCCCGGCGCTCTGTCCGGTCGTTCTGTAATCGTCCAACAGTAATCATGGATAATAGGAAGTCTCCTGACAGTTCCTGTCTTCCCGATTGCTCTAAGCATTGATGGAGCTTTAACCCGGTAATAATCATCAACAGGGCCGCTTTCCAGGAAAGTCCGGATATTGGCCATTGGCTTTCTTTTCAGATGGGTAAAATCAAATTCTTTGCCGCCCAAAATAGACACCGTGAAAATCCGTTTCCTGGCTTGTGGAAGCCCGAAATCCCGGGCATCCAGCAAAGCATAGGAGCTTATATACCCCATTTGTTCCAATTCAGACATGTACCATTCATGGTTATGCACCATATAGCGGCTTCTTACGTTTTTCACGTTCTCCCATATGATGATTCTGGGCTTCCATAGTCCCATATTTCTAACGATGCTAATGGTTTCCCACATGAGCGATGAGCGGGTTCCACTATTCGGATCCGCTCCGCGCTGCCTGCCTGCAATACTGAAATCCTGGCAAGGGCTTCCATGGATCAAGATATCTGGCTTCAAGTTCCACCCCCTAACGTCTTGTGTTTTATACGATAGGTCACCGCGAAAGATCGCATTGTATGACCTGACAGCCTTTTCATCGATTTCGACATAGTCGATTGATTTAACCGGAATCCCTAAGTTTCGCAGTGCGACCCGAGGGCTGCCAATTCCACCAAATAGCTCCAAAATTTTCAACAATTAAATCACCTTCATTTAGTGCCTCCTAGAACGGGATTTCTTCGTCTTCCGCGGCGTTCCCCATGTCATTAAAGGACTGGCCGGGCGCGGCGGCTTTAGCGGCTTTCGGCACCGTACCGACATAGCTGGCCGTGACTTCACTGTAATAGTGCTTGGTTCCGTCCTTTTCATAAGAGTTCGTCGTGAACCGTCCCAGGACGACGACCCGGTCACCTTTCAAGAGGCTCTGCGCAAGATCCGACGACGGCGGCCAACAGGTCACCGGCACGAATGACGTCATTTCTTTCGCCTGGCCGTCCTTCCCCTTGTAGGTTTCGGAGCAGGCCACCGTCATGCGGACGAGGGTCTTCCCCGTCCGGGTCACACTGACTTTGGGGTCACGGGCCAGATTGCCCCTGAGTTGCACATTATTCATTTTTTTCATTCCTCCTAAGACCAACTGATAAGTATTTCTTGTGGATTAATGGCTACTTTATAGCCCATGCCGTCGATGACCTGCGCAACAGCAGCATCAACCGCATCGTCCCCCGCTTTTTCAATCGTGGCGTAGTTCTTCCCGTCCTGGCAGGCTTTATCAATCACAGCCCGGATGCGTTCCATGCTCATGTCAATCAATCTGATCACCTCCTTAATCCACAAACACAACGTTCCCGTCGTGATCTACAAAACTTTTATGCAGTAATTCGTAGTCATCGGCCAAACGGCTGATGTCTTCCAGCGCCTTCACGACGTCGTCAACTTCCAGGTTCACCAGGACGTCGCTTGTAATCGGCGTATCAAACGTGATATCCCAGTACCTAGGGTAAAGACGGTTTCGTTTGATTACCTCCAGTTCATACAGCCCTTGCGGGCCGCGGATGACTACGCCCCCGTAGCCATTCCCAAAGTGGAATTCAGAGGCTTTCGCCCATTCGTTCCACGGCGTAAATTTACCGAATTTCATGCTATCGCCTCATTTTTCTTTCTTGGTTTCCCGGTTATCTCGTTGAGGCCCCACTTAGGCCCCAGGTCAACCCGGCCATATTTCTTTTCATATTCTTTCAGCATGTCACAGCGCACGTTGAGCTCGTAGCGGATAGATGCCATGAACTGCCAGATAGTCACCCAGGCACTGCGGCTGATGGCCGTCGTAAATAGCGGCAGCCGTTCGCCAAGCAAAGCCTTTACGTCATCACTGTACCATGCCGGCTCATCGTGCGTGACCAGGACGCCCAGCACTTTCGCATCAAAGCCCGCTTCCTGCAAGTAGCTTAACTGCTGCATGAGGTTTTCCAGGCCGTGCGTGCTGAAGGCATCCAGGCGGATAGGAATAATCAGATAGTCTGCACACCGCAAGGCACTGGCTGTCAGTTTTCCCAGGGCTGGCGGGCAGTCGATAAGGCAAAGGTCGTAATCGTCGGCAAAGCAATCAACGTCTAAGGCCGCATCTTCCATACCCGATAGCGATAAATTTCCAGGGATAATGTCCAGCCAGGGCCATTCCGTTCCGACAGGGTTCAGCTGGACAGGGCCGTCCGCATCATAGCGGCTGAAATATTGCGACAAGTTCCCCTGCGGGTCCCGGTCGACTAAGAGGACACGGCGCAAGCTGTTCCGCTTCGTCCCTTTGAGTTTTTTTGTTCGATGGGTTGCGTACAAATGCCCCAAGTTGGCGGCCGTTATAGTTTTCCCAACGCCGCCCTTGAGGCTGTATACTGCTATTTTAATCATGGCCATGCTCCTTTTCATAGACAAATTTCAAATGACAGAATTCACTTTGCACACTAAGACCGGATTTCTGGCAGCGCGTCTTGATCATGGCCATCATCTGGCCATAGCCGCCGATACCCATTTTCCGTCCCAGGTCTTCCACTTCGGCCATGAAGCTTCGCGTTTTCGGCTTCTTGATTTTGGGGGCTGGTTTATATTCCGGGTGTGCATCGTGCCAGCGCAAATTGATGATGCTGCAGCTCAGGCGCTTACATTTTGGGCTACAATACTTTTTACCGCGCCTGGCATCGGGCATGAGGCGCCCACAGATACAGCACACGCCATGTTTCGGATGATAAATCCGCTGTTCAGCTGCCACGGAACAAGCTTCGCACAAGTTCCGTTTCTGACTGGTTTCAAATGATTTTCCGCACAGTTCACACGTAGCAATCATTCTTTGAGCGCCCCCTTTTCGCCGTACAGACGGTGCAGGTAGTCTACGCAAATATCCCGTGCGACTGCCGGCGCCTGGTGATGACGGATGAAATGGCAGTGCGGGCAGAGCATGACGACCTTCGTTTCTTCGTCACTGCGATAAATACCGCACGGCTCATGGTGATACTTCACGCCGTATTCAATCGGCACGCCGCACCAGATGCAATGTCCGCCGTCGCGGTCGTAAATCTTATCGTAAAATTCCCTGGCCTTCCTGCCGGTCAGGTGGATTCGCTTCTTTTTTTTGAGTTCCATTGTCGGGCCTTCTTTCTATTTGTCCGGTGCTTGTATACCCGGAATTTGACCAGGCGCTTATCGTAGATATACTCGACGCGCCCATAACATTCTTTGCCGGTCCGCCGCCCATGTTCGAATTCGACGAAGTGGATTTCTTCGTCAATCCGGACACATTCGTTTTTTCCGAGCAGCAGCGTGTTTTCCCGTCCCTCTGCCACGGCAGCGAACGGGACCGGCGATTTGCGGATCAGGTACACCAACGCTTTCCTCCTCTCTTATCATGCGATAGAACATGTACGGGAACCCATAGGCCGTATACCCGTATTGCACGGGCTTTTCGATGTAATATCCCTTCTTGGGTTTCGGTTCCCGCCACGTCTTGGACTGTATGATTTCTTTTTCAACCTTTGGTTTGCGAAGGTTACGGCTGCACCGATAGCGGGACCGCTGACAACGTTCTTTCTGGCAATAAGTTTCGCGCGTTTCCTTGACGAGATATTTGGCCACTCGTTCCGCATCAGCTGGCTGGCCGTCGTAGAAGCGAAAGGCGTTATAGGGAATCTTGCCCCATTTCCATAATGCTTGATACTCCCGCCGTCCCCAGCCGATGTTGTTTATCAGCAGATGATGATGAGGGCGATGGTCCTTGCCCTCGCTCGTACCAATCCACCTCAGCTCATGCCCGGCCGCCCGGTAGTGGCGTCGCAGGCATAGGATGAAGTTGTCCAGCCGCTTTTTCGCTTCGGCTTCGCTCGGAGCTTCCCCGGCATAGGTCAGGTCCAGGCGTATGTCATCCTCTTGGAAGTTCTCCAAGATGAGGAGCCGCAGGTTCCGGATGGAGTTGCGCTCATTTACCTTCCACTGGTCGGCGCCGGTCTTATTGCAATTCCGGCTGCGCGGCATCGATGGATGGTGGTAGCGGGCGGTATGATATTTTCTCACTTCGATGACGGGACCTGCTGTCACCGTTTCCATGACATACATGCCGAACCTCCTGTCCGCCGGTTGTTTGTATATTTAATACCTTTAAGCAAGTGTAAAATAGGGCCGTGCCCTATCCTTGAAACCTGCTCTATGTTATACTGATTGTGTACCGACGATCTCTTTTGCAACACAAGGTAGAAAGCGTCTCATTCTTTATGAGTGAGGCGCTTTTCTATTGCCCTCATGTCATTACGGAATTTCTCTACCGCCCGGCCGCCGCGAGTTGCCGGCAGCGGTCCGGATGCTGCGAGTGTTTCCTTAGATACTTTCTTTATGCCGTACCAGCATGACCACAACATAGTCCCTGCAAAATATTTGCAGGCCTTGCAATGGCCCTGACAAATATCCTGCGCCCTGGCCTTGCAATAAATCCAGCTGTTCGCCGCTTTGCCGCATAGCGGGCATGTCATCGACTGCCTCATCAAAACTTGATAATCAGCCGTTGGCCGGGATGCAGGTCCTCTGTGCCGGAAATGTTGTTGACTGTCTGTAGTTCATATACGACCTGCCGAATATCATCACTATCGCTGGCAATGCCGGATGCAATGTCCCAAAGGGTTTCCCCCTCTTGGACGTAATGGATGCGCTGTTCTTCCAACTGCTTCGCTTCTTCGCCGGCCGTATGGCCGATGTAGATACCAATGCCGCAGGCCATCGCCAGCCCCAAGCAAAAGGTTATTCCTTCACGGATCCGCGACCGTTTCGACTGCATCTCCGTAGTATGATGGCCACTCATGTTTTATCCTCCTTCCCCTGGGCTTCTTCCTTTGCCTTGCGGTATTCTTCCAAGGCCTGGACATTGGCCGGGTCCATATAAAACTCTAAAATGTCTCTATAGAATTCATCCAACATCGTCTTCACCGCCTTTCAAAGAAGAACTTAGACCTCCAAAATCTCATGATATAATCAGCGTAAGGAGGTGATTCCCCTATGACGCAAGTTGAGCGTGAACGCTTAGTGGCTTTTATCGCATCTGGCCATAACTCATACCAGGCCATTCATGAAACCTTTCCGTCCTTATCAGATGCTGATTTGAAATACGATGTGGCTAATCTCATTTGCATGATTGGCGAACCAACAGAGTATGTTCTGCACTCTTTTCGTCCTGACGATCAATTCACTCTCACGGAAGCTGGATATGATTTGCTCTATCAGGTTCAAAAAGAACAAGAATTAATAACCATTGCTAAACAAAGTATGCTTTATGCTAAAAAGTCTTATTATGCGACTACCATAACGGTTGCTATAGGTATTATTTCTATTCTTATAGGAATAGCTTCATTCTTTCTATAAACAAAATTACATTGGCGACCGTTAGCACAATACTTAATGCTATTAATATCGTTGCTTTATAGGTGTATCGCTTTGCTTCATTTATTTGTTCTTGAAATGGATTTTTCAAATTCGCCGTACTCTTTCGGGTTTCCTTTGTAAATCTGTCTTTTTCTTTAAGCCGACATCGTTGCATGACGGCTTTTATCTTTTTCGTTATCAATTCCTCCTTATACGCCCTTTTTTATGCTTTAATAATTTTTTACGTATCCTTTCATGTTATAATCGACTTGAAAGGAGGTGAGCGTATGAATTTAATACCTGTCATATCTTCAAATGTGAGTGCCATTGGATATGAAAATGGCGTTATTGAAGTTCATTTCCATAACGGCTATGCCTATCGTTATCCCAATTGCACTGAACAATTATTTAATGATTTTCTAAACGCACCTTCAAAAGGGCATTTCGTCCATGCCTTTTTAAAAGGACGAGGCGAAATCCGTATTCGTTAATCCCAATCTCCCCCCAATGGGATTGAAATTTCTGTATTCAATACCTCTACACCTGCGCCCGTGACTATGACTGTAATCATGGGCGTCTGGTTTTTCCTGATATATTCCACCAATGGGGCTGCAATCACTTTTAACTTCTTAGCTTGGTCTTTTTTTTCTTCTAATATCGAGGACTCTTTATTCTTCATTTGCTCTCACTCCCAATCATCTTTTCATCACCATGTCGATTAACTGCTCTATCGAAATGAACAGGTAAGTTAAGACGAATACCCAGAAAATCGCGACTTTTATTTCGTCTCTCATTACATCAGCTTCTCTACAAAAACGTTCCAGTACAATCCTTATATGAATCCATGATTAGTTTTTCCATGTTCGCTCCCTTTAAAATAATTCACTTAAAGTGTACTTATGGAGTAAAAAAAATTTCTTCAATGGACCGATGGAAATAGTTCGCCAGAGATGCTTTTACTTCATCCCTAGGAATCCGCTTCCCAGCTTCGTACATTGCAATCGCCGATACGGAAATGCCGTTATCGCTTGCAACTTTTTGCTGTGTCTTTCCCGCCTCATTTCTCAATTCAGTAAGGCGCTGACCAATTTTTTCTTTGCTTACCATAGTACGCACCTCCTTTGTTCACTAAAAGTGTATCATGTTTTATCGTTCTTGTAAACACTTAACGTGAACTTTTTTTATTGTTATTTTTCACATAACGTGATAATATAGAGAAAAAGGAGTGTGATAATCATGGATTTTTCACAGCGATTACGAGAATTACGAAAAGAGCGTGGCTTAACTCAAGAAGAACTAGCCAAAGAGCTAGAATTAGCTAAAAGCTCTATCAGTATGTATGAAAACGGAAAGCGGAAACCTAGCTTCGAAGTATTAGAAATGTTCGCTGACTTCTTTAATGTAAATCTTGATACGCTCTATGGTGCCTCTCCAGTCAGTAAAGATTCTTTTAAATGCACGCCTGAAGAAGAAACGATGATTAAAAAATTTCGTCGCTTAACCCCGACTGGTAAACAATCCGTATTAGCTATCCTAGATATTCAGTATGAAGCCGTTGCTCCAAAGGTTAAGAACGACGAGGTAATTTAATTATCATAAATTTTAAAAGGAGATGATGTGACTATGCTTAATATGATTATTTGGATATTTTCAATAGCGGCCATTTTATTGGTCCTATATTACCTGGGTTATTTGTTAATATCCATAGTGCGTAAATCATTTAAATCTTCCGCTTCTAAACAATCTCCACAAATCGTCGCTAAGCCTCCAGTTCCTCTTGAAGAGCCACCCGCAGCAACGACGCATCATATCAAAATTTCTATGCCGTATTTTATATTCTCTATAATTATTGCTTTATCATTTTGCTTTATTATTTATCAAGAATGGCAAATTCAAACACTGTCAAAGAAAATACAACGAATAGAATCTACTTCTACTCAATTTGATTTGGAATATAAAATCGACTCATTAGAGTCCGAACTGTCTTATCTTGATTCTCGTATTGATACCTGTGAATCAGACATCGACGATTTAAAAAACTATGGATATGAAGTGGGGAGATGATTCTTTATGAAAAAATTTTTAATTTCGCTACTATCCTGTTTATTGCTGACTTCCGTTGCATGGGCCAATTATTTTGATAACTACCCCAAGCGCTTTGTTAGTTATGATTCAACATCAAGATTCAAGGCATACATTGATATGGATTCTGTAAATGTCGTTCGTTATGATCCGCCTTATTACGAAATACAAGCTACTACCTATTATTTTGATTATGTCTTACATGGAGGCATGAAACGTTCCATGCTGTTTTACTACGATTATGATAAACAAACAATAGCCTATCAATTACAGTCACTTTATGAATGTGATGAAGAAGGCAATGTTGGTCGCGGCGGTCCTTCTTCCATAACTACTATAATCCCATTCAAAAAATATAGCCCAGGCTATCTTGCTGGCGAATATGCTTTTATTAAAGCCTATCAGATTCCATTTACTAAGGAATTACTATATTTAGCTAAATCAAAATGAATGGAGGCATTGACATGTTAAAAAAAATACTATTTATGTCGTTTTTATGCTGCGCTCTAACAATTCCCTGCTTGGCTACTAATTGGCAAAAAGTACCATCTCCACCCAATAAATTAAATATTCATCAAGTATATATTGATACGGATTCTATCAGGAAAAATAGTAATTCCGCTGTCTTCAATATAAAATATGTATTTAATGATAACTCTTATGACATTATGACTATATATATGACTTACTCCAGAAAGGTTAAGCCTATCTCATTTATCGAATGTTCCCCCGATGATTACCTAATGAAAGCCTCCCCGGTTAATCCTGCCTATACATCATTAGGCAAAAAGAACAGCGTTTTTTCTCATATTTATGATATGATTTTTGGCTCCATTTAAATTGTTTTGTTAATAAAAAAATCCCGCATCCTGCTAACCAGGACACGGGACGCGCCAGCAGTATTGCAGTACTGCTGGCAAGTGTCAATCATCTAAAAAGATACTTGGATTTAGGGTGATTCACGGTATCATTATATCATGAATCAGCCCCATTCGCCTACGAAAGGACTGATTTTTATGTCAACAAATGCTGTTATCTACGCACGCTTTTCATCTGACAAACAAAGAGAAGAATCCATCGACGGCCAGATTCGCGAATGTAAAGCCTTCGCCCAGGCCAATCAGTTGAATGTCATCGCCATTTATATTGACCGGGCCATGTCAGCCCGCACAGATCACCGGCCGGATTTTCTGCGGATGATTAAAGACAGCCGGTCTGGGGCCTTCGATTATGTCCTCGTGTACCAGCTCGACCGCTTCTCCCGCAGCCGCTATGATAGCGCAATTTATAAGCATGAGCTGAAGAAAAACGGCGTCAAAGTATTATCGGCCAAAGAAAATATCACCGATTCGCCGACAGGCATCATGCTAGAAGCCATGCTTGAAGGTTATGCTGAATACTATAGCGCCGAGCTGTCGCAGAAGGTCCGCCGCGGCATGACGGAAAACCTGCTGGAACATAAGTGGAATGGTAGCCCTGTCCCCCTGGGATACGCCTTAGACGCAAACCATCGGCTTGTCATAGATCCGGATATGGCACCTCATGTAAAGGCCCTTTTCGAAATGTTTCTGGCCGGTAAAAGTTACGCCGAACTTGCGCGGTATCTCGATGAAAAGCATATACGGACCGTCACAGGCCGAAAGTATACCGGCCCAACGGTCCATAATTTGATGAGTCGACAACTCTATACTGGCACTTATACCTGGGGTGGCCAGGTAATTGAGGATTTTTGTCCGGCCATCATATCGAAAAGCGATTTTTCCCGCGCCTCCTTGCGCATGGCCAATCGGAAAAGAACTGCCAAAGACGGCATCCCTATGAGCGTGCGCCGTAGTCCAGAGTACGCATTAACCGGCATCATCTACTGTGGCGAGTGCGGCCGTACCATGACCGGTTATTCCGGCCGGGGACAAAATGGTGATCGTTATTACTATTACCGCTGCAATAGCAACAACAACCGTTGTCGTCAGACGGAAAAAATCAAATGTAAGAATCACCCTGTTCGCCACAATCGCCTGGAAGACTTGGTATTACAGACGACGATCAATATCTTGTCCGACAAAGAAGCCGTGGCGGCCATTGCCAAGCAAGTATCCCGCATCAAATTGGAAAACCCCTATGCCTCTGAGCTGTCCAATATCAAGTCACGGCTTGCGGATCTGAAAAAACGACATGACAATTCTGTAAAAGCCATCGAAGCCGGCGTCATGTCTCAAGCCATTATGGACAATGTCTGCAAGTATGAGGCCGAAATGGACAACTTAAAAGCACGGCAGGAAAAAATCAAGCTTGCCACCCCGTCCCTGCAAATCGACCCGGTCGCCGTCGAATATTTTCTGAAAAGCCTATTGCTAAATAAAAAACAACACGATAAATACCGCCTCGATCTTTTCGAAGCTTTCATCCATCGTGTTGTCGTCTATCAGGATAAAGTTGAAATCCAGTACAACTACTTGCCTGGACATAAACTCGAAAACCCGATAACGACGCCGCTACCGGGTTGTTCGAATTTAAATAAAGTGGTGGGCCCACTTGGGTTCGAACCAAGGACCAACCGGTTATGA